TCTTAGGGAGGGAGAGCCAATTAAGATTGGTATAGAGCCAACTCAAAAGATGCACATCTACATATACGCAGAAGAAACCAAGGGGAAGTTGATTAGAATATTCCCCAACCCATTTGATAAGGAGAATGAAATATCAAATAGGATAACACTGCCGGGAACACCAGCTTATTCTATTCGGGCTACCTATGATGACACTATGTCAGGGAGCGGTTCTCAAGAAGTCGTACATATCTTGGGGTCTAAGAATAAACTATCACTGTTAAGTAACTATACACTTGAAGATTTCAATCTGAAGATGATTGAGATACCCAACAACCAGAAGCGATACATCCGTAAGGGGTATCGAGTCGTAAAGTAAAGGGAAGAACATGAGACTAATTATATTATTAAGCTTACTATTAGGAGCCTGTGCCGCACCGAAGGGTAGCCCAGAGGCTTTCTTAGAACGTCAGGAGAAGGCCAGAGAAGCCCGTGCAGAGCAAGTAGAGGATGTGATAGATGATCTGCCCGACTGGTTTACAGACGTACCTCAGGAGAACGATGCGATCTTCTCAGTAGGTAGCGCCACATCACCTAACCTACAGCTTGCCGTGGACAAGAGCATACTCAATGCAAAGAGGATGTTAGCTGATCGGATCGAAGGTAAGTTAAGTTCTCAGGTTAAAGAATATATTACAGAGACAGGGAACCAGACAGCCCCACCTGTTATTACAGATACTGAACGGGTAACCAAGAACATAATGCGTGAGGTTAACGTGGCTGGATACAGCGTTAAAGAGATGGAGATCAAACCTCACAATACTTTCTTCCGAGTTTACACTATGCTTATCTATCCAGTAGGGAAAGCTAATCAACTACTTCAGCTTTACAAAGAGCGCATGGTTAGCCGCAGTAAGCAAGGAAAGATTAACCAAGGGTATAAAGAACTAGATCGAAACGTAGAAAGGAAAAAGTTATGATGTATGATAAAGATGCTGATAGGATTCTAATGAACAGAAGTATGGCACATAGAGCCTACCGAATAATGGAAGAGTGTGGCACTTGTGAGGGGAGCGGAAAGGAAGAGGTGGAGACAGTGCGTTATGCCGCTCAGAACTATGCTAGATTTCCTGAACCCATATACGAGGATAGTATTGAAGAGTGCAGTGAGTGCAACGGTACTGGTACAGTTGAAAAGGATGAAGACGATGAAGTTTAGTGACATCAAAACATTTAAAGATCTACTAGCCAGCTTCTTTGTATTGAAGTTTGATCCTGAAGATGAGCCAAAACCTAAACGCGCTCGTAAAAAAAGTGGTCAATACAAAGCAGATGATCCAAGCACACCTGATATAAACGAAGCTTATGAGAGCAAAGCCCCCAAGAAACGTAAGCGTAAGTCTAAGTAGGGTTATCCGGCAGGAGGAACAGTTCTCTTTCTGCCGACCTTCTCCTCACCAAACCGGGTAGTATCACTCCCCCGCCTCGCCTCCACTTTGGGAACTCCATCGCGGCTTGAGCATAATTTTTCCTGTTGAGTCTCTGTCGTAAGGTTGACGATCTGAAGCGAGAGCTACCAACATTAAACACAAAACTGCTAAGAGAACTAAACGCGTTAACAGTTAACGGGACTCCAACCAGTCGTGCAACAGCTTTCTCAGCCGTTCGCAATCCGTAAACCAAGAGTTCTTCGGCTTGGTTTTTGTCAACAGGTTTGTCGTGCATAGTAACCCTAGAGCCATCAGGATAATAACAAGCACCATAGCCGATGGTAGGTATGCCAGCCGAACAACGATATGGTCTTGAACGAAACCCTTCAAAGTGTTTAACAATTTCTATCCCCTTCTTATTGGTTCTCATTTCTTTGCGAACTGTCGTCCTCCAAACCAAAATGCAATAATGCTTGACCATAGGGCCATGACCTCTTCATTAAAGCTTTCGACGAGAGCCTCTCCGGGAGCAAGCCCACCGTCTACTAGTAGGTAATAAGTAGTCACCTCCACCCCAACAAAGAGGGCCATAAAAATATAAGTAATAACAGGGCGTACACTAGCGCGAAGAGCGTTAACAAAGCCGCCCCCGTCCAGAGAAGCGTCGTGAACATGAATAGACTCAACCTCTCTAATGTTCGCATCAATAGCTGTTCTATCAAGTTGTATCTCCGCTTGTCGTGTCATGATCTCTAGCTCGTGCTTCTTGTCTGCCTTGTCTTGAAAGAAGTCGAGTATCCGTGGCAGGAAAGAACTTCCAAAGCCGAGCACTGAACCTAATAATGTTAACATACTAATCTCCTATTTGAATATACCAGCGGCTTCCTGTCTTAGAACAGGTATCTCGCTTACTACCGCTAACTCTTCTTGAGAAAGCAGATCTATCTCTACCCGTTTATCTTCAGCGCTCATGTATGGATCGTTTTGAATCTTTCTTCGATCTGTCCTTAACTCGTTAAGTCTTTTCTCTATAAACCCAAGAGATTGCTCAACCTCTAAAAGATACCTTTTCTTTTCAGCTAGATCTTCAGCATCAATCGTCTCTGGTCGCTCCCCCTCCAAGACCTTAACGGTTTTGGATACTTGTTTAACCATATTGTTTAAGTCATAGAACTGATTGACCATTCCCCTTGCATCAGGACGGGCAAAGAATCTTTTTATAAAAGGATACTCTGTGATCTTACGGGCTGGCCTCTCTCCTATGTCCTCACTTGTTGAGCGCCACACCTCATCAACTGCGGAAAGGGCAAACGATCCTAAGGTTCCACCGTATCCCTTGATCATGTGGTCAATCTTAATAGGCGAATAGCCTAGCTTCTCTCCGAGGTCTTTGGCTAGCTGTGAAGTCATAGAGTTATACTGATACCCCGGCATACGACTTTGCTCCAAGTTCTTAGGTACAACTTCTCGCCCTGTGAAGAAACTATGATTAGAAATAACCTCAGTCAAAGGCATGAAAGCCTGAGGTATAGGGTTAATGTTAAGGGTAGAGCTAACTCCCCTTGTAAGAGTATCAACTATATCCTGTGGCACATCTTCGCCGTAGAATAAAGCCATAATCCTTTCGGGTATTGTCTTAAACATTAGACCTACCTCAAAGGGGATAGGGAACTTGAGCGGATCTCCGTCATAACCGGGGATAGCAGATGACGGGAGTATCCAGTAGTTATCTTTAATAACTGCGGGTTGGTTCCTGTATTCATCATCATCATGAACCATTGCCCAGTACAAAGCGCTAGAAGCTGTGAGCAGTGCGGCCCTAGTAAGAAACCTACGTTTAACAATGTCCGATTCGGGACGTGCCGCAAACCCTTTGCTCCCCATAGAAGAGCGATACAACACATCAATACCTTGTATCCTCGCATTAAGAAAAGGAATAAGAACGGATAGTGTTTGGATTACTTTAGAGTTACCTCGTGCAGAAAAGTTAATAACTTCTTGAGCTTCAAAGATAGCTTGAGCCTCATCACCTGTTTCTTTTAGCACCTTGTTATAGACAGCTATTCTAGTTGCGGCATCTGAAGAACGAGACACTGAACCTGTAGCATCCCATATATACTTGAAAGGATTTCTTACTAACCTCTGTAATTGTTTCGGATACTGATAGTTCTTTATTTCTTTCTCAATGAACTGGGTCATGTCGTTAGGGTCACCACCAAAATCAAAACCCGTCATTAACCCTGCCGCCGCTAGAGCTTCAGATGTTTTACTCCCTGTCACTGCGTCATACATTCCTTTTGCAGTTCCAGCTATAGGCGTTATATCCCTACCACTGGTGACCCATGCAGAAAGAGAATCCCTTAACATGTTCGCCGCCATGAAGTCAGGAGATCTTGTGATCATCTCCCTGAGAAAACGTGCTGGCATACCAAAGAGATTTGTTATAGGGCCTACAGTATTATTTAAATTAACTAACGATGAGTACAGAGACTTATCGCCAACCAACATTGTAACAGGTTGACCCTTTACCCGGAAGGTAATGAAGGGTTGTTGAGGCTTAGGCCCATTAGGTTTAGGTGTCTCTATACGCCGATGAGTTTCAGGTTCTGATAGTGCAAGGTTACGCATAGCCCTTTGAACACCTACGTTCATAAGCCCTGTCTGTACAGCGGCATTGGCATTCTCTACTACAGTATCCAAGAAGCTACCAATAGGCATACCAGTTTGTATTATGCTGGTATCAAACCCCTGAACAGTAGAGTTCTCTTGTTTTAATTGATTAGCATAGGCTTGGGCGTTCTTCTTTCCTGCTGGATTAGATGGAAAAGTACGAGGCACTCTAGTGGAAACTAACTCGCCATCAATCATTTGCTTGGTGACAACTGTATATACCTGACCCTTCCCTTTCAATGGAGGAGGAGGTCTAGTTGAAACTCCTGATAGTATGTCTGGCGCACCGATCTCCCCCTGTGTCCCGTCAAGCTGACGATAGAAAGGGATGTAGTCTGCGGTGTTGGTCCATGAGTCTGCCATCTTCTGGTCAATCATTCCTGTGTCCACCAAGAATTTAACAAAGCCATTGTTCCATACCTGATAGTTCATAAAGATCTGATTGAAGTCAGGGTTCAGAGTTATATCCTTGCCACCTAACACTTGATTAATCTGAGCCTCAGTATATGTCTTTCCTTTCTCCCCTGCCTTAGGGTTCATTATCACTGCAATCTCTGACGCCGTGTGTCCTGTTGCGAGGTTCTGTATAATCTCTTCTTCTGTTAACATAACCTCACGGTTCTCTCTTAATAGACGTGCGGCCCTACGTGCTATGGCGTACTCATGGAACGCTTCAAATCTGTGACCACCTTTATCTTTAGTGCCTTCTCTTAATCCTTCAATGATAGGAATAAGACCTACATCCTGTCCCGCTATAGCGCTACGCTCTACCGTGCCATCAATGTTTGTTTGAGTTGCATCTTCAGGAATGTTTTTAGTGCGGGCAAATCCGTCTTCATAAACAGGCACACCTTTTGATAAGGAGTACGCCGTGATAGCTGTGCCTCTACGTGCCTGTCGGAGAGCGGCCCAAGCAGAACTAGCGGCAGATAACAAGTTTCTATTCTTAGCGTTCTTCTCTACCAGTGCTGTTTCAGTTCTCCTTACAGGGTCCCACATGTCTACCATTGTAGTGCGGAACCATTTAAAGAAGTCTCCGTAACTATCTATAGGGCTGTTACCCAAGAAACCTAATCGTCGGAGCACCTTACCTCCTATTGATTCATCAGCCTCTCGTGGGGTAACCATCATTCCTTTATCGGTTCCCATGTCTTCGGCTGGGTTGGCAAAGGAAAACGGCTTGCCCCCTACAA